GGTGCACGTTGTAAGTCAGTTGCCGCCATGATCCCTGCAGTTGATGATGCGGCAGGAATGTGAATGTATTGATCATTAAACTTGTCATATACTTTTAAGAAGTTACCATCAGCAACTAAGTATGATGAGTTCGTAAATGTATCTGCAGTTGTAGTGATGTTAGTTGTTATTGTTGCAGTATTAGTCAGATTAACAACGTCTGTCCTTGCAGGTGATGCAGTGACAACACAGTCTTTACGTAAAGTTCCTGCAGTTGCTATCAGATCATTAACAACAGTTGTTTGATCTGCCCGACTATTCATTGATGGTGCGATTAAGAAATCAACTTCTACAATGTCCTTATCTTCGAACAGATCGAAACCTGCTAGGACTTCAGATGTTCCTAATGCGCCTGAGTTTACACCTTTATCAAAAGTGTGTGCGGTGTGTGCAGTTAAACCAGGATCAAAATCATCTCCTGAGTCTACCATTCCATTACCACGTGCCGTTGTGTAATCAGAATCAAAACCTACCCAGTGGATATATTCTGATCGTCCATTGATCACATCTTCGACAAAGTTAGTTGTTCCATCAGCATTCTTAGCATCTTTTGCTACTGAAAGGTATGGATATCGTTCTAACACGGAACCTTTTGTTCCTGTTAGTTTCCCATCGTAATCTATTACTACAACGTGAATTTCGTCATTTGATGCCGCACGAGTTGAGGCATATGATGATGTGCCTGGTGCAGTATCAAATTCGTCTTTATATGCCCAAGCAGAGAATGCAGAATCTCTAGGTGGACATACGTGTACTTCAAGCGAGTTACCAAGATCACCTGGATAACGTGCTATCAGTGTGTGTGAATCAGAATCCAAAGAAGCATCTTGTGCCGCAAAGTCATCTGCATTTTTTACAGTTGGTGTTGGTCGTGTATTGTTAGTATCTGTGCCCAACTGTCCTATAGTAGAACGAGCATTCTTGGCGGCAGATGTAACTTCACGCACAACCTGTAAAGATCCAGAATAACGTAAAAAGTAAGATGCGCTATGGAAGTCTATGGTATTTGCTGAGTCTGGAGATGCAAAAGTGTTGACAAGAGATGTCTCGTTGTCTATCAATACTCTTTGCTCTGCAGGTCCCCAACGAAAGTTCCCTACGATTGCGCCAGTAGTTGACTGAACGTTTGGTACGCCACCAGTCAGATCTATTTCTTTGACAACAACTGCAGGAGAAGCAGACGGTGTTGAAAGTGCCATTTTATCTTCCTCTGTTAAAAATTATATGTTCCATGATACGATTAGTCAACATACCATTATTTATAATAAAATAATATTACAAGACTAGATCGTCTGGATCGAAGATAAACCTGCGCGTATCCTCTCGTACTCTCCATGGATCATCTTCATTTTCTATCTTTACTATTGCTTCTTCACCATCATCTATAAAACCAAACGGCACTACATCATTCTCTATCTCTTGCATTTTCTGTTGAAACATCATTTGTTTTAGGTTAATGTCTGTCATATCAGAAAAATACTGAGTAGATACAAAATATCCGAATAAAACTAAATTCATCATAAGATCATCATGATTTCCGTCAGATGCTTCATATGACTGACCTTTTGCTTCAAAGGTTGATATTTCTAATATAGTCTGTTCATCGTTGATTGTCAACCTTTTTTCTTCTAGAATATCTTTTATTGCAGAACATCCTAGACGTTTAGTTTTACGATTTATTTCTATTCCTATTGCGTTTGCTTTGACCGAGGACTCTACGTGTACATTCTCATATTCCAAATCATGATACAATCCATTACAAACGACTGCCCCTTGGTCATTCGATTCAACCACAACATATGCTTCGTTGTAAGGTTTCGCAAATTTATAAATAATATTTGGGAAGAGTAATGGCGAGATAGTATTGTTGCGATACACAGCAACCTGTTTGAATGGGCGACTGCTAATATCGATCAGAGTAAATGTAGAATAGTCCTGTCCTCTTCCCTTCGACACATCCACGGTCATGACATAGTCGTGATCTTTTATGGGTTCTTCATATATCTTTAGCAACCCACCTTCCATTGTTCTTACTGGTGGTTTTGCTCGTAACCCTAGAAGAGTGTCTGCGTTTACAAGTGTGTCCCCAGTTCCGAAGAATG